AAGGCAAAATTAAATGGGAAGATGCCCTTGTAAGCAAAAAAACAGGAGAATTAAGACCCGTTGCAGTCTATCATGACCCAGTGACAGGGCAAAAAATTCCTACAGATGTGGGATGGAGCTATAATCCGGGAAAGGCTTCATGGTTTCCTGACTTAGACAGCTACCCTTACGATGTAGCAAAGCAGTGGGTTCAAGGAGGACTTACAGGTCCAGACTTTAAGGCATTTTTTGAGGGAAAGCTCAAAGGCAACTTCCCCGTAGCTGTGCTTGAAGAAGACTACAGAAAAGCCATTGGCTCTAAAACTCAGGTAGTCTATCTATCAAATGAGACGCTTCAAAAAAATAAAAAAAATCATCCTGAATTAAACATTAACGACTATCAAAGCTTGCCTGAAATCATATCATCCGCTAATGTCATCATAGAAAAAGGTGGGCAGTTCCTTATATTTATGAAAAAGGGCAATAAATATTATTTTGTAGTAGTAAAAACAACAAAAAACAAAAAAGAACTGTATATGACATCTTTTCGGCATACAAATCTTAAAGACATAAAAGATGAAAAGAAAAAAGGCAGGATTATTAAAGATGACTTATGAGCCTCTTTGGAGGGACCTCCATTTCCCCTCAACTCCAATCTGTCTTATTGACAGACGGTACGGCTGGAGGATTCACCGTGTCAAAGAGGCTCAAGTTTTTTATACCATATATTTAAACCCCTTGTAAATACCCCTTAACCGCCTTTAAAATCTCCTCTAAATCCTGATCTGTCAGCTGTAGATAAGGCCTTGCTGGAATATTTGCCTTCCTTCCTCTTCCAGCCTTACCTCCAAACTGATGTATTGCCGCATATACTACATTTGTGCCTACAACTGCCTTGTCATTGTCTGAATATGTAGAGATTGATGCCGCAAGCCTTCCAGTTTGCTGAAGTATCTGCCCAGGCCAGTAGCCCTTCCTCTGCCTCTGTTTGATTGTTTTTTGATGAAGTGGCACCCATTTGGGGCGCCCTTCTTCAGCAAAGTTTTCCTCAACTGCGTAATGCATTATTCCAGCAACTGATCGCATTAGCTGTCTGCGATCAACCGCTTTCTTTACAAGCTCTTCAAGCTCTTTTTGTAATTGCCTATCGTCAATCTTTATTTTTATCATCGCCAATCACATTGTATACATATCTCTCTGATACTTTTAGCTCACTTGCTATTTTCTTAATATTATTGCCATTATAATACTTTTTAATATATAATCTTTGTAATTTCTTGATTGTTTTCCCACTCACATAAATATTTAGACCAGCCATATGTTCCAGCAATCTAAGAGCTGTTTCCTTCCCGCATAACTGATACACCAAACCAAGATCCCCTTCCAACGCTTGTTCTATTTCTAAGTCGCTAAGTTTTTTTATCCATTCCATCTATACCCCACCAGAGATTCAATTGCTTTTATTACCTTCTTTACATCCTCACTTCTAAGCCACCTTAAATCATCAACACCCACTATCCTTTTTACGAACTTTCTCAGTGCCTTTTCTCTTAGCTTTCGTGGACCTTTAAACTTTTCCGCATACATCGCCTCTATCATACGCAACTGCTTTGCGCTTGCATACCCCTCTCTTCCATCCATCTCACTTAAATATTCAGTTCCATACTTCTTCCATACACTCTGTTTTATAGCAATGTTTTTTAACTCATCTATAAACTTACTTGCAACCTCATTAGACAACTCTTTCGAACTCTCACAAAACCCATTCGTTAGTTCTCTAATTTTTGCTCTATACTCTTCATCACTAATACCAATAATGTTTTTTAGCATGTGTATTATCTTTATCTGTTTACTTGTTGCCATAAATGGCCTCATCAGGTAGTGTTCACACTACGACAGGCGAGCAGGTGCTACGACGTCCTGTATAGCACCTACGGTTGTAACGCTTCTTACAGCCCGCCTGTTTCGGCCTATCTAAGTTCATACTCTATCTTTTCCTTTCTGACCCTTTCTGTCCCGCAAGCTACCAATCGTTCATCAGTCCATTTTTCCAGCTCCTCCCATTTGACCTTCTTTTCTATTATTATTGCCTCCTGCCAGTCAAGCTCTTCAAGTTTTTCAAGCACTCCCTTTGCCCTCTTTACTGCCTCTTTTACTGTGAGTATGAGCCTTCCAAATGCTGTTTCTACCATGTCTGTTCTGTCAAAAAGTTCGTATTTGTGCTTTTTTGCTGTTTTTTCAAGTTCAAGCTCATAGTTTTTTATGTTTGACTTTATTTCTTCAATGTGCTTGTAATATTTTGCCTGTACTGCTTCTATTTCTTTCTGATACTGCGATGAAATGTCTTCTAATGCTTTTTTTTCTGACTTGATGCATTGTAGTAGCCTTTCAACTTTCTGTATTGCCTCGTTTTTCTTAAGCATTCCTGCCTCCTACGCTCATTGTAATCTGCCCCAGTAGTTCTGGCAAGGTTTTTTTCCTAAGTGTTGCTTCCATCTTAAGTATTTTTAATGCCCTAATCCTTAGCCTCATGCAGTAGTTTTCAAGCTCACTGCCTGCTGAGGCAAGATAATACCCCCCTCCTTCTCTGTCTGTTGCAGAACAAACGGGAACTCCGTCTTTTCTTAGTTCTGTGATAAGTTTTCTTAAGAATCTCGCTTCATTAATCTTGTTTGAGCAGGGTTTGCCAAATACCTGCTCATAAAGCTCTGCCATCGAAATAGAGCGATGTTTCCCCACATGTTTGACAAGAACGTTCAAAAGTTTTAGTTTATACATTACGTTTTTGTTTTTTTTCATATAATTACCTCCGCTTTCCTAATAGGACCCTGCTATTATCTAACTCCTCTAATTCCTTTTGTATTCTATCAATCCTATATTCAAGCTCATCTAACACTTTTTTCGTTTCCTCTATCTGAAGTTTCCGTCCATGCCTTATTCCAACTTGTATAGATACAATCACTATCAGCAGCACCACCAATACTTTTAACAATATTGATTGCAACCTCTCTATCTTATCCATAATCGACCCCCTATATGATCAACATCTTAGCTGTTTCCCTTACTATCTCAGGACTAACGGCCATGTTGTTTATTTCCGCCACTCTCATCGATCTCTTCAAAAGCTTACACAAAACCCTCATATTCCCATAAGATGCCTCATGATATGCCTTCCATACACCATTAGAATTTGGCATAACTGCCTTTACAAACTCTTCTGTATCAGAGGGTTTTAAGCCTTCTACCTTTGCAGCAACGCCCACACGGCTATAAAGCTGTGCATACTCGCCCTTCTTGCCCCGCAAATTTGCAATCAATCGTGGCATCCCTACAAGTAAAATCCCAACACCAGCCTTGTCATATACCCTCCGCAAAAGCTCCAGTGCCCTGTATGGCAGATGCTCTGCCTCATCTACAATTATGAGCCTGCCTGAACCCCGTAGCTTTGCCACCACATCCTCAAACATATCGTGTATTGTGCCTCTGCCATCCATGCCAAGCCTTCTGTGAAGCTCCGCAAAGAGTACCTTTGCCGTATAGCCCAGGTCTGCCTCAACTAATATGACATCTGTATTCCTCCTGGCATACTCCTTTACAGCCATTGTCTTGCCCACTCCTGAATCCCCATAGCAGACGCCAATTTCACCATCAATGTGGCATATCCTAGCAATCTCAAAGACTTTTTTTGCTACAGAGGTCATCACAAACTCAATACTATTTACTGAAGTCTTATGTTTCTCCATCTGTCTCTCAATAAACCCCTTGACAGCCTCCTCAATCTTTGTTACATTACCTGTGTAAGAGTTATTTAGCCACTGACTGAGAGTGGCTGTGGAAATGCCGAGGGATCGGCTAACAGCCTTAAGGCTGATCCCTCTCTTTTCCATCAAATCCTTTAAAGCATTCCTGAGTTCCATAGCCTTATCCTCCTCTTACATCCTCTAATTCGCACTCAAAGAGTGCGATCTTCTGTTTCTTTACTGGTTGTATCAGGGATAGGTCATACATCCCTTCCTTCTGCATCTCCTTATCCCTCTTTATAACCCTGTCCATCTCAGTATTAGCAAGCCTTATTATCTTTACCTCTTCCTCAGGCTCATAGCCTCTCAATCTATTGACCTCATTTATACCCGTAGCCATGTGCATTAGTGCCTGAGATGTATCTATTGACTCTTTTGCCTGTACATAGGCCTTTATCACCTTTTGTGCCTGTCTCTTCTTTGCCATTACTTCTTTTAGCACCTGTTTTTCTACCTCCGTCTTTGCCAGAGCTGGTGCAACAAACTCCCCAATTACTGCCTTGCCAAGATACTCATCATCAGAAGTCCTAAACACCCACGCCTCCTGATAGGCCTTTATATCACGCCTGATATACACCTTCTCGCCTTTCATACCTACCATCCACTCAGCCCAGTACCTAACACCAAGCTCACTGTCGTATATGCCATTCCTTCCTATTGTTAGCTCCTTAGAACTCCTCATACAGAACAGCCTTAAGGCATCCTTACTTACCTTCCTAAGCTCTGTTACCTCCGCCTGCCACACCTCATCAGGGCACATGCCCTTGAGCCTGCCCTGCGATGGCATCTTATTTATGACATTCTCTATGAAATCATCCATAAGCCTTGTGTATTGATTCCACTGAAGTATCTTTCCTGTCTTAATCTCCTCCTTAAGAACTTCCGGTCTCTCCTTTGTATGTCCGCCCCTGTAGCCGGGCATATGCTTACTGAACCACTCCTTGCACTTCAGGAAATCCCTCTCTATGCTCTTTGCCTGGGCATTGTACGGAAGTGAAAAATGAACCCTTATCTTGAGAAGTGCCAGAGTAGTTACCCTTCCATCAGCCTCGTTTACCACTACCTTATGACGCCTCCTGCCACCTGCAAAATCCCTGCACCTGTAGTCCTTGCCATTGTCTATATACACATCCTTAGGTAGCCCGTGCTTAAGTGCCGCATCATAGAAACTCTGAAACACATTGTCACTATTTGGTGCCTCTATATGGTGAATCCAGCCAAGCCACTTGCCTGACTTGTAATCCGCAAAGGCAGTTATCCAGGGAAATGCTGGTTTGCCTGTCTTTGGATCTATAACAGCCACATCCACTTGGGCATGATCACTCACCCAGCACTCTCCTGCCTTAACATTAGAAAAGTCCCTTTCTATGTAATTGCCATACTTTCTATTCCAAGCCTCCCTGCCATACCTTGCAAGATAAATTGCATCCTTCGGGAGCTCCCGCTTGAGTCTCCTTAAAAAGGAGACAGGATTCGGAAATTTCCCGACCTCTATACTGTTATCCTTACTCCTTGCATAACCAAGCGTCCTCAGCCAGCAAGACTTAAGACTTAGAGCACCTTCCTTTAAATAACATGCCTTAAAATACTCAAACCACTCATCGTGGACCTTTGTCTCACCTGCCCGATTTCCATAACGTGCAAGAAGTCCCGCAATACCTTCTTCTCTATACCTCTTTCTCGCATCTACCACCCTTTGATATGAAGTCTTGAATTCAGGGTATCTTTGATTCCATTCATTTATATAATTGATAAGCTCTCTACCTTTTAATCCTTCTGTTGCCTTTATTATTCGCAAGTATTTATCAGCCTTTTTTCTTGCCCACTCGGGGGCTCTTGCGTATATTTCTGCCTCTACATCTTCTTCAATAAAAGCCTCTGTGTCAAACTCCCTCACAATCTCCTTCTTCACCTCAGGGCTAACTATACTAATCGCCTTTAGCTTAAGCTCTGGGTTTTGCTCCAGATACCTCATCTGAGCCTCAGCTGGCAAACTGTACAGCGCAATACGATATTGCCTGCCACCGTTGCCATTTGTTTCTATAGCTTTGAATTTGCCTTTTTTAATTGCTTTAATTAATGCCTGATGACTTATGCCAAGCAATTCCTGAACTTTTGCTCTTGTCAACCATATCTCATCATGGTTGTAACCTTTTGCCATTTTTGAGGTTGTAACCCCCTCGTTTTGGTTGTAAGCTTGGTTGTAACCTTTGCCCAAAAGGTGGGAACCACTTTTTTCATCCATAGGGCAGGGGGAGGAGAAGCCCTGCCCTTTGAGGAGGTGAGCAGATGCCCCGCCAGCCTGTTGGGGCTTATCCCCATCTGCTATGGGGTGGTGGAATTGATTTATACCTTTGAGTTGCCTCATAGAATTAAACTCCTTTCATCTTCCCTTTAAGAAACCTCACACTCTTCATCTTTTTTTCATCTAAAGCACCTCTGTCAAAAAGCCCGCCCGCCCTGAATATCAATTTTTTCTCTATCTTTGACATTGACTACCTACCCTAAAACCCTGTAAACTGTTTAACAGAAAAAGCACAAGGAGGCACCTTATGACTCGTAACATTTACTTATCCTCCTTATCAAACCAGAGGGTTGCATACGGCATACCGAGTAACTCAGCAATCTTTTTTCTTATGCGTTCACCCTTTCTCTGGCCATGTATTACATATGTAAGATACTGCCTTGTAATACCAATACTTTTAGCTAAATCTGCATGCCTTATCCCCATAAGGACAAGCATGCTATTAATAAGGCGGGTATTAGGATGGTATTTCTTGGGGTTGGAACTGTTTTTTTGTGCCATCATGTTTACAGTATAATCAAATGAATAGTATTTGTCAAGAGGAAAAATTCAAATGATGATAAAAGACCGATTAAAAATTTTAATAGACCTATTAGGCTTAAATCTAAAGGAATTTTCAAGAAAAACAGGCATTCCTTACCCGACTTTACTACAATATTTATCGGGTAAAAGGGAACCTATTCCAGAAAATCTTCAAAAAATTGCTATTCATTTGAATGTCAATCTCAACTGGCTACTCATAGGTGAGGGCGAGCCCTTTGTGAAGAAAGAGCCTGTAGAGATGGACGACATAACTCAAAAAATCCTAATAATGTTAAAGGACATGGACGAAGAAAAAAAGAAAGATATTCTGGCATACATTGAAAAAGAAAAACTCCTGATGGAACTCTTAGAGGAGCGAAAAAAGAAACAAGCAGGCTAACCACAAAACCCCTAAAACGATCCATTTAAGGGTTAGGTTAAGGCAAATTAAACCCTTTTTAAAATCACTTTCGGTTATAACCTTTTTTATATGGTTGCAACCTTTCTGGCAAAGGTTACAACCTTTTTTATCCCACTTTAGCCTATTTTTTCTTTATTTTTAATAAGTTATCGGTGGTTGCAACCTTTTCCTATGTGGTTGCAAGCTTGGTTGCAACCTTTCGGGCAAAGGTAGCAACCTTACCAGATCATTACCATCTCTTTTAGACATTGTAAATTCTTTGATACTAAAGGATATTTCTTTTTTAAACGCCTATTTTAAACAAAAAAATAAATCTCAAACCAAATGAAAAATTGGTAAAAAATCGGCATTCTCGGTCAAAAAATCTCAAACTAACTTTAAGCCCCAAAAATAACAATAATCTTTATAAATCAAACACTTACAACACCCCTCAACCTAAACATATACTCTCAAACCACCTGATAAACTATATCCCCTATTGGATAATTCTGGGGGTGGTCTCCTTCACCTCCGAGTGAGGTTTTCACATTATAGGCCATTAAGAATTATGTTAAAATAAAATATC